ATGAAAAAACTTCTGTTCCTTCTGACCGCCCTTGCCGTTTTCGGTTCCGCCGCCACCGCGGGCGCGACGGCCATGCTCGACCAGGGAACCAGCGAGCTGGGTATCGGCGGATGGCTCGATTTCGCGTCGCCGGACGGGACGGAGACGAGTCTCGACCTGCGCTATTCCTATTTCCTGATCGACCGCCTCAGCTTGGGCGGACTTTTCGACACGCGGCTCAGCCGGCACTCGAAATTCTTCTCCATCGGGCCGGTGGTGGAATACAATTTCAAGTTGCCGGAAGGGCAGCGCGCGGCCATCGGCACGGACCTGGTGCCGTACGTCGCGGGGAGCATCCTGTTCGCCTATTCGAAAGTCTACGATTTCAAGGAACACGCGTTCGTCTTCCAGGCCGAAGGCGGCCTGAAGTTCTTCCTGACCGACACCGCGGCCGTGGCCCTGGGTCTGATCGGTTCGCTTGCGACGGACAAAGTCTACGCGGACGACGACAAGGCGGTGAAGTGGAACGTCGCCCTCGACCTGGGCATGCGGCTGTACTTCTAGGCCGGAAGGAAAACACGCGGCGCCCGCCCCGGCGGGCGCTTTTTGCGCCCGCGGCGCGGGACGGAAAGGCGGAACAAGATGTCGTTTGAAAGTGGGTCGGTTTCCTTCCGTTTCATGGAGTTGCCCCATGCGTTCCCGAAGGACGCGCTGGCGTTGTTCGCGGAGCACGCCGCGCCGGCGCTGGAGACGACGGGGGCGAGCGTGGTGCGCGGGTGGGTGACCGGACGGCACCTGCTGGACACGAAAATCGACGAAGAAACGGCGCAACTGGGGGGATACTACCGGCTGCAGCTGCGGGAAAGCGTCCGGAAAGTGCCCGCGGGCTACCTGAAGGCGGAATGCAAGATGGAGGAGCTGGCGACGCTGGCGGCGCTGGGGCGGGCTTTCCTGAAGGCGCCGGAGCGGGCGGAAATCCGCGCGGGGGTGCTGGAACGGCTGCTGCCGAACATGCCGCCGCAGATCAAGGCGTATCCGTTCGTCTACGGCCCGGGGGAAGACCACCTGTTCGCCTCGGTGGGGTCGGACAACGCCTTCGACGCGCTCAACGGCCTGCTTCGGGAAACGCTGGGGTTTTCGGCGGACGCGGGCGACCCCGTCGTGCTGGCCGAGCGCCTCCGGCGGGTGGATGTGCGGGAGTGGGAGGGGACGAGTTTTTCACCGGAAATGAAGGACGAGGCGCTTGTTCCGGCGCCCGGGCGGGAATTCCTGACTTGGCTGTGGTTCCGCGCCGAAACGGGGGACGGGCAGGTGAAGCTTTCCGACGGGTCGGAACTGGGCGTCCTGCTGGAAGGACCGCTCGCGTTCGTGAACGAAGGGAACGGGGCGCACACCGTGACCCTCCGCAACGGCGCGCCGGAAGTCGGCGCGGAAACGAAAGCCTGCCTCCTGGCGGGGAAGACGCTCGCCAGCGCGCGGCTGACGTTCGCGGCGGACGCGGACACCGCGTGGCGTTTCCACTTCGACGCGGACCGGTTTGCCTTCCGCTCGCTTTCCCTGCCGAAGGGCGAGGCGCAGCTGGACGCGGCGTCGCGTTTCCGGGAACGCATGGAATTCCTGGAGCGCTGGCGCGGCCTGTTCCTCGACCTCTACGGTTCCTTCATCGACCTGCGCGAAAACCACGGCGCCTGGAATCGCACCGTCCGGGCGATGCGCGAATGGGTCGGTTCGCGGACGGCCCGCCGCTGATTCAGCCGACCGCCGGCAGGGGGGCATGTCCAATGCGGGTGGCGAACCAGTCGTGAAGAAGAGGCGGAAGCCATTTGAGCGGCTTTCCCCGCATCGGGTTGCGGAGCTTCATTCCCACCGTGCGCCTCCCTCATCCGCCCGCTCAGGTATTCTCTTTTTCGCTTTGATAACGGAACATCAGCGACCAAATCTCGTGCAAAATGCCGAGCTTGTCTGCCTGTCCCGGCATCCGTGCCACAGCGCCCTTGAAATTGGGGTAATCGATGTCCTCCGCCAGCCTGCCGACCAGCGCCCGCGCTTCCGCCCCCGGCACGACCATCCGCCAGAGGTAGTCCGCCCCTTCGGAGCGGTGGATGGCATGCTCCGTTCCCGCCAGGCGGTTCAAGTTCTCCAAGTCTTTCCTCGCCCGCGCCCGGACGTGCCACTCGCCGCCGTCCTTGCGGACGATGGAATAAAACCCCTGCTTCGTGAACAGCCACATGGTTTGCCTCCTGCCGTTTCTGCGTTGCGCGCGTTCATTTCCGCCCGCGCCGGTCGTAGTCCTCGTCCACCCGCCGGCGCCACGCCGCGCCGATCGATCCGGCCCTGCGCGTGGAAGATGCGGCTTCCGACACGCTTTCGTACTGCGCCGCCCATCCGGCCGCGTCCGCCACCACGTTGCAGGTCATCTCCGCGCGGATGCCCAACGTCCCGGCCTCCCCGTGCGAATCGATGTTCGCTCCCAAAAACAGGAACTCCCACCCGTATTTTTGCTCCTCCTCGCGTACCATCTTGCGGATCCGCTCCCGGGTGAATTCCCGGCTGGCGTTCTCATAGCCGTCCGTGTTGATGACGAACAGCGTGTGTCCGGGCCGCTCAGCCGGATTCGCTTCCCGTTGCTTCCGCGCGATGTGCCGGATGGCCCGCCCCACCGCGTCCAGCAAGGCCGTGCTTCCCCGCGTGTAATACTCCCGTTCCGTCAGCGGCCGGATTTCTCCCAGCTCCGCCCGGTCGTACACCACGTCGAAGCGGTCGTCGAACAACTCCACCGACACCACGGCCCGCCCCGGCTCCTTCCGCTGTTTTTCCACCAGCCGGTTGAATCCGTCGATCACCGCGCGCTCCATCCCGGTCATCGACCCCGAGCGGTCCAGCACGAACACCAGTTCCGTCAGCTCCGGATTCCGCCCCGCCATGCGCCCGCCGTTTCCCTTTTTGACTTTTGCGTTTTCATCTTGCAGTCCTTTCCGCCGCATCCTTGCGACGCCCCCATTCTGCATGATTCCCGCCCGGCCGGGTCAACGGACCGTGGACTATCCGCACTCCCCCACCCCACCGCGCGCCCCGTGGCGGCGGGTTCCTTACTCGTCGGGATACAGCGTCGGCAGCCCGCAACAGGCGAGCGCGGCGTCCACCACCTCGATGCGCGGATGGCCGCGGCCGAGGAAGTACTCGACCACGACATCCGTCTTGCTCGCGTGGGAAAGCGCGTACCCGGCGGTCGCCAGAAACTCCCGCGTCTCGTCGAGCGTCAGGCCGAGCGCCACGGAAAAAGCCAGCAACCAGCGCTTTTCGGGGGCCTTGGCGTGCTTGCCGTTCTGGATTTTGGAAAGCAGCTGCTTCGAAATGCCGGTCTTGAGAATGAGGCGTTGGTTGTCGAAATGCTTGCGGTTCATCAGCTCCATGAGCGCCTTGCCCACCCCAGGCCCCGTCCCTTTCGCCAGCAAGCGGTTCAACTCCGGCGGCAACCCGTAGTAGCGGGGCGCACGCCAACGGCCGGACGGCGAAGGTTCGGACGGCGCAACGAGAGCCTCGTCTTCCGGCTCGTCCGGCCACGGCCGCCTCGCCTCGACCCACGTCTCCAGCACGTTGCAAGCCTCATCCATGGACTGCCGGATGCCCTCTTCCGACCGGAAATGCGCCCCGAGATAATCCTCGACATCCCCGAACAGACTGCTGGCCAGCCCCACGGCCACGGTCGAATACAGACACAACGAACACGCCATCCCGCCCGCGTCCTCCTCGGCCCCGAGCACGTCAAGCGCCGCCCGGAGCGCCGACTCCGGCGGATACCCCCGGTGCCCCGCGCCCAGCAGCGGAAACGACACCGACCGGCACCCCGCCACCCGCGCCGCCTCCAGCGCCGCCCGGTAGCACGCCCGCAGGACCGCTTCCCCCTCGCCCTCGTCACTGCCCGCCGGCCGCGGCGGAACCACCACGAACACCACTTGGCGGCACTTCATCCCCTTGCTCGCCGGAACCGCCACCGCCGACCCCGCCGCGAGGGTCCCCAACGCCTGCCGCCGAGACCACAACTCCTTGCCCCCGCGCGCGAACACCGCCGAATCCACCCCGGCCCCGACCCGCACCTCCCCGCAAGCGCTGTCCACGATGGCGTCCGCCGCCGCTCTGGCCACATCGTCCCGTATAATCCTCATCTTCTCTCCCTGTCACCCGTCTCCGCCGAAACATCTCCTATGACCCCAAAAAGCGAGGAATCCGGCCCCCATACGCTAACCCACACGCCGGAGGAGTTCCTTGCTCCACATCTTGTGAGAAAAACACTCAATCGCCAAAGATGAAATCGGAAATGCGCCGAACCACCTTGTCTGTTGCTTCATCAATGTCGACTTTCGTCCAGACATCTTTCGGGTAGCTAGTCAGAGCACAGGCAATACCATATGAACTGTCCTTGTAGCCCTTCTTGTCTTTTACGGATTTCTGTTTTTTCGTTCTGAACCAGTCGTTGCCAATAGATTTGTTGATGTCATCTTCCAGGAGAATCTTGTTCCCGAGTTTATTTGCAAAACTGGCAAACTCCTCTTGGGAGGCAATTTCAGCATCTAGCCGAATAGCCTCACGGTTGTGTCCGCTACCAGGCATGATGTGTTCAATGTTTACAGATTCGGAAAAGTTGAAATTCAAGCCATGATCTTTTGCATAAAGATATTCATTGAGGAAAACAAGAATATTTTTATCATAATCCATCAGTAATGTCTGGATTTCATCGCGCTTCCATGTTTTTGAAATATGATCACGGAAATCTTTCTTGATTTCTTCAACGGAAACATTCGAATCAACAAATTTGACATTTTCACCGAATAGGAAAGTTTTGAAACGCGCACTGGAGTAACCAGCATCGACTATCTCCAAGACCGCAAATAGCTTCATTAAGCATTCTGCAATCTCAATAACAGCTGATTTCGCATGGTCATCCAAAGTGGCGCAACGATCCAAAAACGAAATAAAAAACAGTTTCGCGTTTTCATTGAATTTCAACAACAGCTTGACGATGGGTTCATCTGCAACCGCATCCCAAGTTCGGGCGATTTTTTCAATCCTTCCGCAGACTTCCATCGGGTGCTTCAACAAATCTTTGTTGTCTATTGTGTAGTATCGGCGTAATCCAGGCGTGGTTACATCCGGCAGTGCACCTTCCCGAACATATTCTTTCCGCTCTGCGCGCCGTATATACATGAATTGTTGAAGAAGGGAATCAATGCTCGCAATCTTCCTTGCGGCCAAATCGTCCGCAAGTTTGGTGATTTCTTCCCACTTGCCAATAAACGAATCCCGTTCGTCTCCTGCATATGAATAGAGTTGCGCAGAGATAATATCGGAATCTGACAATGGCATTCCCGTGGAATTCAGCGAATTGAACATGGTGATAGCCTGTTCCGTGTTCCAACTACGGATTTCGATGATTTGGCATTCCTTCAAAAACGTCCTGGCAAATGCATTGACCTTTGACTCTGAATACTCTGATAGTTTTGAAACAAAGAATTTGAAATTTCGAAAGAAATTGGTGTATTTGTTGTCCTTCTGCTTGCGCGGTGTTTTATAGCAGTCTTTTTCTGCCGCCTTATAGTTGCAAGATTCGACGATGATTTGCAGATCTCGTTTGTGCTCGTCAAGTTCGTTGATTGATTTGCTTTCAAGTATGATTACGCCTTTTGCGTTGGAAGGGTTGTTCAAAAACTCCCTTCTGCTGTCGGCATCGGTTCTGTAAAGGATATCAACGATAGCATTGCGTCGCTCTTTCAACCCGTCAAGCAATGCCTCGTTGTCCGCATCGGCAGTTGTTGTATCCAAGATTTCCTGCAACCGCAAAAGTAGCGCCTTCATCAGAAGGATAAACGTCGTTGTACGTTGTTGCCCGTCGATGAGATGAATTAGACCTTGTTCCGAGCAATCAGCAATGACCGTGCCGAAAAAATAGGGTTCCTTACGCCCTGTTTCATTGACTGTTCCTGAATCCATATAGGTCTCAATGTCTTGCCACAGTTTGTCGCATTCAAGGACAGTCCAAGAATATCGTCTTTGATACTCAGGGATCACAAACAGTTCATCCGATCGAATGGTCAAGTAGTCGCTGATGAGTTTCAGGCTGGGGTCGATGTTTTTGGTCATGGGGATACTCTTTCTTCGTATTTGTGGGGTTGTTCAGTGATTATCCTCGCCCAATGATACTGTCATGTCGTCCGGACCGGCCAGGCGGAAGAACCATCCATGGCCAATTCCTCAAGATATTGTCCAAAAATGAAAAGCGCGGACTGTCCGTAAAGGCCGTTTTCCTCGTCGGCGAGGTTTTGCGCCGTCGCGGATTTGTAGAAGCGGTCCAGCGCCTCGTCCTCGGAAATGCCGAAACGCCCGGCGATGAGGCGCACGATTTCGGGAACAAGCGTCGCCCGGATCAAATGGTGCTCACACATTGGGCACCTCGTAACTGCGGACGAACCGCAAATGCGACAACGCCTTTTCCGTGCAAAACGCCCATTGGTTGTTGATTTGCTGGAAGCGGAGGCGTTCCACGGCGTCCTCGCGGCGCATGACGCCCGCGGCGACGTAGGAAACGGTTTCTCCCACGCGGTCGTTGGCAATCTTGCCGACCACGACATCGAACCCGTGGCGGAAATCAAGGGAACTCCGGTTCGCCACGACGAAGTCGAGCCATTCGAGCGAGGGCTCCGTGAACCGTTTCACGGAAAGCGAGGAGAACACCGCCTCGTCGAGCTCGTATTCACAGACGATGGCGCCCACGGTTTGCCGCGCCAGGCGGCTGCGGTAACGGGCACGGCGCAACGCCCACCGTTCGGCCTGTGCCCGGATGTCGGTCGTGTAGAACGCGAAACCGAAATCCCGCCCTTGGTCGCCCGTCAGAATGCGGGGATGCTCGATGCGGTCCGTCCCGCCGTGGAAGAGCGTCATTTCGCCGCCCCCTTCCCGAGCCACTGGTCGAACATCTGCATCAGTGCTTCCATGCCCATGCCGTGGAGGTCTTCGTAGTCCCGGTCCAGCTCCCGCAAAAGGCCGGATTTCTCAAACGCGGCGTAGACTTCCGGTCCCGTCTTGCCGACATGGGCCGCGTAGAACTCCACGCAAAACGCCTTGAACGAAGCTCTGCTCATTTCGCCATCTCTTGTATGCGTATCATTTTCGTCCCATTCTCTCTTTTCCCTCTTCTCCCGCAAGTCCAAACGCATCGGCTTTCAAGGCGCGGGAACGCGGAAAAAACGGCCGGAGGCATTTGGGCGGAAGAGGAGGTGTCCGGGTGCGGTTTGGGACGTTGGCGGGGGAGGGGGGCGGGGTACTTATGGGGTGCTATCGCGGGGAAAAAAGGAAGATGACGGCGGACTGCCGGAAGGGGTGAAAACGGCAAAACGCGGGTTTTGCGGATTTCCGGGGAAAACGGAAAGTGCCCGGGGCGGGGGTCGAACCCGCATGGAACAAGTTCCGAGGGATTTTAAGTCCGAGAAATCGCAGAAAATCACCTTATTTTCTGCAAATTTCAGATTTCTTGTCCGGAATCTTGTCATTCTCCTACCAGTTCGGCGGGCGCCAGGGCTTGTATTCCGCCTGCGGCGGGGGGAGGTTCGGCGGGGCCGGGGCGACGGGGAACGTCGCCGCGGCCGTGAACACAGGATGCTTGATGTTGGCGAGGTCGTCGAGCATATCGTCGTGGTTGACGCTGGGGTAGGCGAGGAACTCCTCGCGCTCGAAGACTTCCATGAAGTCGTAGGCCTCGCCGCCGACGGTGCGCCGCCAGATGTGGTGCGGCACCCATATCCGGCTGTCGCGGAAGAGCGGCTCGAGCCAGCGGATGCGGTCGTCCTTGGGGACGGTCTGGTGGAGTTCGGTGATGCCGAAGTGCCAGCCGGTCTGGTCCTGCTTCTCGCGGACGTGGGCGACGTCGCTCATGGCCCCGATTTGCTCCCAGAAGACGCCGTTGGGCTGCCACTTCTCGACCAGCTCGAAGAGGCACCGGGTCCGCTCGGCGAGGCTCATGCGGTCGCGCACGGCGTCGAGCAGGTAGTAGTTGGCGTCCCGCGCCATTCCCACGACCTCCATCACGGTGTAGTCGCTGCCGCCCTTGGCGATGCGCTTGGCGTTGGCGCTGTCGATGATGATGTAGACGTTCATCGAGTGCCGGTCGGGCATGGCGTGGTAGCGTTGGAGCCATTCGGGGCGGAACACGAGTTCGCCCTCGCCGGTGGGCTGCTGCAGGATTTGGCTGGCCCAGTCTTTGGTTGTCATGAGTTTCCGCCTTTCTTCCAGTTCGGACCGCGGCCAGTAGACGGGATTCCCGTCGCCGTCGATGGCGAGGTGCCGCCGCTCCTTGATGCCGTGGTCGATCATGTAGCCGTAGGTGTCGAAGATGGCGTAGCGCGTCCCGATGTACCAATGCCGGCTGTTCTCCGTGCCGAGGTTCATGCTCATCGACCACGCGTTGGTCGTCTTCTGGGCCATGTCGGGCGTCGTGACGGATTCCAGCGTCACGGCGTCGTCGTAGACGAGCAGGTCGTAGTGCCCGCCGGTGAGCTGGCCTTCGACGAGGCCGCTGGCGGCGACGGTCGGCTCCTTGCGGGCGCTGCGCCGCTTGACGGTGATGCCGCCCTTGACGCTCCACTGGTCGCCTGTGTGGTCGGCCCGCTCGGGGAACAGAACGTCGGGGAACGCGGCGAGCAGGACGGGGTTGGACTCGAGCGCCCGCTTGATCTGGGCGAGGAACGCCTGGGCGGCCCCTGCCTTGTAGCTCATGATGCAGACGCAGATTTCGGGGTTGCGGAGGATTTCCTGTACCACCCCCGCATACGTGATGATCGTGGACTTGAAATGGCCGCGGCTCCACAGGTCGAGGTGCTCGTCCGGGTCCGCCTCCACCTCCCGGCACCGCTCGTACACCCACGGGTGGAGTGCCACGGTGACGCCGAGGATGGCGGTCATCAGGAAGTACCTGTCCGTCTTGCAAAGGACGCGGATGGCGGAAAGGTCGCCGTTGGCGACGACCTTCCTGTGGTACTCCCTGGCTTCCTCGTAGGTCACTCTTCCGCCGGTTTGGGCTTGAGGCGATCGAGGATGTCCCGGCCGACGGCTTCGTCGATGCGTCCCAGGCTCACCTCGTGCCGTCCCTCGACGCGGAGTTCCGTCGGGGGACGCCAGCCGCGGTCGACGCCGCGCTTGCTGTCGAGCACGCGCTTGACGGCCCACTCCATGCCCGCCTCGACGGCCTTGTAGAGCTTGCGTTCCGCGAGATCGACGATGGTCTCGCGCGCCTCCTCGATGGCCTGCTGCAGCTGCTTGCTCTTGTTGACGCGCGCCCAGAGGCTCTGCCGGGTGACGCCCAGCACGGCGGCCACCTGGCTGACGTTGCCGTATGCCTTCTTGAGGAGTTCCGCCAGCTCCTCGTTGCCCTGCGCGATTTTTCCCTTTTTGGCCATGTCAGACCTCGCTTCCCATGCTCTTGATGCCGTCGAACGTCTCGAAGTAAAACTGCGCCAGCTTCCTGTCGCGCGTCAAGACGATCTGCTCGCACCCCGAGTTGTTGGCGAGGTTGGCGCTGCCCTCGATGGCGCCGTCCCATGCCTCGCCCTCGAAGGCGACGACCTTGGCGTGGTTTCGCATGAGGACTGCCCGGCCGCCGGTGGCGCGGCACGTCTCCTTGAGGCCGAGCCACGCCTGCGGCGTCCGCCGCTCCGCCAGGGAGCCGCAGAACACGTCCAGCCGTCCGACGCGCCCGAGGCGCACCAGCCGCCGCAGTTCCTCCACGTCCGTCCCGTTGACGCTCCAGGTGGCGAGCGCGAGCCGCGCGAGCCTCTGCCGGTGCGCCAGCCAGATCAGGAGGGACGTGCTGGCAATCCCGCCGAACGTCAGGACGTGCCAGCTTTCGCCCTCCGCCGGGACGTCGGCGGGCATCGCGTCCTCCAGCAGGCGCTCGCCCATCACCCGGCGTACCACGTGCCGGTTCGCCGTTGCCAGCACCACCGGCGTCGCGGTCGCCTCGTCCTCGTCCGGGCGATCCGCCGTTTCCGCGTTGCCGGCGGCGTCCCGGTGGACGGGGTCCCCGCCATCGGCCCAGGGGTCGCCGCCGTCGAAGGGGTCAAGCGCGTCAACGTCCGTCATTTCTTCCCCTCCGCCTTCTCGGCTTTTTCCCCGGCTTCCAGTGCCATTCGCCCGAACTCCTCGGCTTCCGGCAGGAAAACGGGGTTCTTCGTGTCCCGGAAGAATTTCTCCATGCCTACCTCGACGGCTGCCAGATAGACGGCGGCCGCTTTCAGCTCCGCCGGTGTGCCTTTCTGGGCAACGACTTCGGCTTCCCGATCCACATTCGGACCGCTTTTCTCTCTGAACGTGATGACGATGCTCGTGCTCACGGCTGGCCTCCTTCCGTCCTTCGCAAGTCCAGACGCGACGCGAAGTCCTGCACGATGGTGTCGATGGTTTCGCGCAGGTCTTCCAGCAGGTATTGCATACCCATCCACTCCTTGTCGCAAGCCTCCGCGTGGGCTTCGGCTATGGCCGCAAGACCGTCAACCGAACGCTTCGCGATTTTCGCCCAGCGGATGTCCTCATCTGTCAGCAATTTCGGGTCCGGCTCCGTGTAGTCGAGCGTGATTTTCTTCTTGGTCACTTGTCCCCTCCTTCCTCCGGCGTCTCTTTCTGCCAGTCGGCGTCCTTGCCGACGGCGAAGTCGGACCAGCGCTTGCGGATGACGTCGCAGTAGTGCGGGTCGAGCTCGGCGCTGCGGGCCTTCCGGCCGGTGGCCTCCGCGGTGACGATGGTTGTGCCGGATCCGCCGAAGGGGTCGAGGACGACGTCGCCGAAGTCGGAGCTGTTCTCGATCAGGTAGCGCCAGAGGGCGGGCGGCTTCATGGTGGGATGAAGTTCGCTGCGCCGGGGCTTGGGGCAGAAGACCATGTCGGTGGGTTCGCGGACCACGACGGCTTTCGGGTCCATCGAGTAGGTGATTCCTCCGATGGTGACGATGGCGCGCTTGCCGTCCATGACGACGGATGCTCTCCGCGACGACAGGGACGGCGGCATCGTTGTTCCTGGGGTTGCGGTAGTAGGGCTTGGGCCTTCCGACCGGCCACCACTCCACCGTGAACTCGCGCTCCTTCCCGGCGCTGGTGCGCAGGGTGATTTTGTCAGTTTTGTCAGTTGTCATGGGGTTCCTTTCTTCTTCCGTTTTGTCCAAATCACGGCCTTGAATTCCGGTGCCAGCAGTACCGACGCGTCGTTCATCTTGAACTTCGCCCTTTCGATCCGTTCCCCGGTTTCCCGCAGCTTTTCCAAAAGCGACGCGTAAAGGTCGCAAAAAACTTGGTGCGACAATGCTTTCACAACATGCTTCATTTCCGGCCTTCTTCTGCTTTTTCAGCGCCAAGGGCTTCAAGTTCGCCGGAATGAAACGACACGAATTTCAAATCCGCATTGGCGAAATAGCAATGGCTGTAGATTTTTCCTCCGAAGGTGTCCTTGATTTCCGTGACCGTCATCACGATGTCGTCGATTTTGACACGGGAGCCGAGAGACAGCTTTGTCGTGTCTATGGTTGGCTTGTGCTTGCATTTCATTTTTTCCTCCTGGTCTCCTCGATGACTTCAATCCGGTGTGGCGGGGTGACCACGCGGATGCGGGGGCGGCAGGGAAGACCCCAGTCGTCATCTTCGTGCGTGCAGACGCAATGCAGGACGGGAATCTCTTCCGGCTCCGGCGATTGGCTCATCGGGAACCGCGTCCGCTCCGGCATCTCGAAGTAGTACCCTTCCGGGATGACAACCTCGCCGTCCGGGCCGACGACGCGGACCTTGGGGATGTCTGCTGTAGTCATTCCTCGCCTGCCTTCTTGTTGGGGACGGTGAAAAGCCCTGTGCAGGCTTTGTCCAAGAGTGATTCGACAACTTTCACGACGTTTTCCTCGCCCTCCGTTTCGTTGATGCGGTACGCCGTGCGGTCGATGCGCGTCCCGGCGGGTTCATCCTTCACCGTGATGACAATCATCGCGCCCATTATTTGCCCATCTTGGGACGCGGCATCCCGCCGCGTTTCCCCTTCCGCCGGGGCTTCGTATGGCAGTTGGCCCCATGCGATTGCGCATCGTATCCCCCCATTGACTTCGCATTCTTCGCATGCCCTTCCGGTGCAGAAGAACCGGAACCGCCTGTCTTGTTCCGCGACGTCGCCAACGTCGCAGTTTCGCGGCGGGGCGGAGAGGGCGGCGTGGGCTTTAAGCACTTCATCGCACGGCTCCTCATCGCTCAATTCACAATTTTTTTCGTTGCAGCAAAGGCCGCAAGTTATTTCTACGAGCCCCTCCAGCGCCTCCCGCAACTTCGCCGCGTCGCCGGTCTGTGCCGGCATCTCTTCTCGGTTCGTCGTTTCGTCGCTCATCGCTCACTCCTCACGCCGCGCCCAGCGCGGCCTCGCAAATCGCCGCCGCCGTCATGACGGGCACCGAATTGCCGATTTGCTTGATCTGTTCCGTCCGGTTGCCCGCGAGCTTGTAGTCCGCCGGAAACGAATGCGCGGCGGCCAGCTCCGACGGCTTGAGCATCCGGAGGCGGATGTCGATGAGCCGTCCGTCCTCCAGCATCGGCAGTGCGAGCTGCACGTTGTCGAAGGTCGTGATGGTGCGGATGGGGTCGTCGGCGCTGCCGATGTGCCCGCTGTCGTTTCCGCCAGGGTGGCTCATGTCAACGATGACGGGGGTCGCCAGGCGGATTGCGCCCTTCGTCGCGATGGTCGGGCAGGGCTTGGCGACGGGCAGGGCCTGCGCGCCGCCGTTCTGCCCGAGAATGAGGGGCGTGCAGATCGAAAACTTGTCCTTCGTTGTCTGGGCTCCGATAGGGCCGTCGAGGGGTTTCGCCGTCCCGTTGTTTCTGTGCTCCACGATGAAGGGCGTCGCAACGCTGTATCTGTCGTGGGTGGTCTGCGAGCCCAGCGGCTCGTCCACACTGTGGGCTTCGCCGTTTTTGAAGTGGTCGATGATCAGTGGCTGGCAGAGGGCGTGGTGGACCGTGCTGGCCTGCTGCGACGACAGTGGAGCATCCACGCTTTCGGCGTAGCACCCCTTGTTGGAGCGGACGATGAACGGCGTGCAGAGCGCGTGGTGCTGGCCGCCGGACAACACCGTGGTCAGTGGCTTTTCGATGTCCTCGGCGTCCGCGTTGTGGTTCAGTTTCACCACGAACGGGCGCACCACGGCGCACCGGTTCCCGCTGGCGTGTTGGACGGGCAACGGATCCGCGAGCGAATGCACCCGCGACTCGTCGCCCTTCCCGGTCCCCAGCATGTCCATGAGGAAGCTCATCCCATTGAATTTCCGCATCCCCGCGTCCACCCGCCGGAGCGTGTTCATCGCGAGATTCCGGCCGGGCTCGAAGATGCTCCGCCCGAGGTCGTTGAAATCGAGGAACTCCTTCGCGCCGCGCCACTTCTTGGGCGTATGGCCCCAGAGGTCCGTTTCCGGGTTTTCGGCATGAGTCGCCTCTGGCCATCTGATTTTCCCGCATCCCCTCCGCACGGCCTGCAGGAAGAACCGCCGCCTCGAGGTGGCGTCCCCGTAGTCCGCGCAATTGAGAATCCGCCACTCCACCTTGTAGTTGCAGGCCTTGATGCTATCCACCCACGCCCGGAAACATGCCCCCTTCTTCCGTTCGATTGGCTTGCCCGTCTCGTCGTCCAACGGCCCCCAATCCACGAACTCGGGAACGTTCTCCACCACGAGTTTCTCCACGACCGTTTCCAGCAGCCATGGGTTGATGAGATACGGCTGCGCCCTCAGCTGGTTGCTCCTCGGACGCCCGCCCTTCGCCCTGGAGTGGTGGGTGCAGCTGGGCGAGGCCCACAGCAGATGCACCCGCTCCCCGTGCATCAGTTCCTCGGGGATGGCATCCTCGACCTTCATCAGGAACGTGTGGATGTCGTCGTGGTTGGCCCGCATCGTGGCGACAGCGACGTCCCAGTGGTTGATGGCAATCCCCTTGTGTTTCAAACCGAGCCTGGAGAGCGCCAGTTTCGCGCCTGTCGCCTCCCCTCCGCATCCGGCGAACAGATGCACCGTGTTGATGGTTTTCGTCTTCATGTCATGTCTCCTGGGTTTTGTGGGGACGGCGTCGTGCCGTCCCCGAAATCGAATTTTCCCTGCCGCCGGTCTGCCTCGGCGCGCTTGGCCTCGTCCCGCTTGCGGCATTGCTCGCGGTACGGCTTGCAGGTGAGAAAGTGGCTCTTGAACGGCCATCGGTCGTCGAACGGCTTGGGCCGTCCCGTCTGGTCCTTCCGCCACTCGATGCTCTTTCCGCACAGGCGGCAGGTGCTTATGTCCCCGTCCTTGTGTTGCATATCGGCTAGTCCTTTCCAGAATGTCGCCCAAATCGTCCCGGCGCGCTTCCCGCACCGCGTCCCGAAAACCGGCCTTGCCCCGATTGCCTCCCATACCTTCCCCACCGGAATCTGCGCCTCGCTCCACTTGAAGATCAGCGTTCCGCCGGGCTTGAGTACCCTCATGCACTCCTGGAACCCGTCCCGCAGCATCGCCTTCCAGTCGCCCTTGAGCGCGCCGTACTTCTTCGCCATCCACGCGTTCTCCCCGACGTGCTTCAAGTGCGGCGGGTCGAAGACCACAAGCCAGAAGCTCCCGTCCGGGAACGGCATCGCCGTGAAGTCCACGATGCGGTCGGGGTGCACGTCCAGATGCCGCACGCTCGTGCCATTCTTCCCGTTCCCCTTCCAGATGGCTTCCCCCTCCACCTCGCGGTTGTCGCAGAAGAGCACGTCGGGGCACTCCTTGTCGAAGTGAATCATGCGGGATCCGCACGTTGCGTCCAGGATGGGCGGGAGCCCGCACATCATCCCTCTCCCCCGAAGTTGAATGTCCCCGTCATGTTGGCGGCCTTCGCCGCCTTCTTCGCCGCGCGGCGCCGCTCCGCGAGCCTCCGCTTGATCTCCTTGGCGGGAAGCCGCTCGTTGCCCAGGAAGCCGCATCCGCCGAAGCGGACGCGCACCGTCCACCGCGGGCGGGACGTGCGGAACTTGCGGACGCGGAGCTCGTACACTTGCGCGTCGTCCTCCCAAACCCCGGCCCGCGTCATGGCGTCGAGGATGGATTTGACGAGGTTGTCGCAATCGGGCCGCTCGGTGTGAGGGAGCAGCGCGTCGTCGTCGAGCCGGTCGGTCTGCCGCTGCGGATAGGCCAGCGTGACCGACACCTCCGCCGGTTCGTTGCATGGCTTCCACCCGTCCGGCAGCTGCCGCGCGAACTCGTGGCGCATTTCCGCCGCCTCCAGCCGGTGGACCGGGTCGGTGAAGACGCGCACGCCTCCCGGCGCCGTCGGGTCCTTGCGGTATTGGACGCCGCCCTGGTGCGTTCGTCTGGGGGGCTTCCCGCCGATGTAGAAGCTCAGCTCCGCCGTCATCCCTGGAACCCGCCGAAGAAAATCTGCACGAACGCCCCCAGCGCCATCCACCACAGCATGCATCCCGCCAGCGCCACGCCGAATTTTGCCAGCTCCCGCAAAAACGCCTGCCACGCTTTTGCCGCCTGGCGTCGTTTCTGCGGCCTTCCGGCCCCCTGGGGGCCATCGTCCCCTTGCCGGACCCCCGAAACCGCCCCTACGGGCCACCACGGCTCCTCCTGGAGGGCTTCCCGCCCGACCGCCACCGCGTTTTCCGCCGCCATCACTCCGCCCTCCGGTTCGGGATGCTCTTGAGCCGCGTCATGAGAACCGCCCCCGGACTTCGCATGCCCTCCCCGGCGTCGATTTCCGAGAGCAGCGTCGAGAGCTCTTCCCGGAAGGCCTCTTCGCCCACCCGCCGGATTTGCGCCGCGTAGCCCTTGACGGCCTTGGCCTCGTCGCCGTCGGCCAGGCTGGACGCCGCGAACTGGGCGAGGTAGGCCCGCGGCATGTCGAAAACCTGCGCCTTTCTCGGCCCCGACGCCGGCGGCCGACCCGACCCGACCGACCCGACGAGATCCCCGATTTTGACCACCGACCCGACCGTCCGACCCGATGCCGACCCCGACCCGTCTTCCGGCCCGGCGGGGGTAGGGGGTTGGGAACTCCTTGTCGGTTCGGGTCGGTGTTGTACGTCGGTATTGTCGGTCGGTCGGTCGGTATGTCGGTCTGTCGGTCTGTCGGTCGGTAACGCGCGCGTGAGGCTAGCAGAAACTTGGCACCGCTTGGCCTCCGCCACGTTTTCGCTTGAGCGGGAAGCTGGCGGTGCTAGGGTTTCGCTTGGGCCGCTTTCCTGCGAAACATTGGCGTTTTTCGCGTTTTCCGCCTTCGCGTTCCCCCCCTTGCGTCCAGCGCTCCGTTTTTGGTTCAAAATTTGCTCCGAATCGCAAATCATCGCGTCCGAGAGAGAATCGATTCCTTTTTCCGCCAGGATGAGAGCTTTCAGTGCGCGGATTGAACGCGTCTTCCACTCCTTCGCCGGCATGTCGATGGCCTCCAGCAGCCACACCGCAGGGTCCATCCGGTACCACATCGCCTTGTCGTTTTTCGCCATCGTCCTACTCCCATCTCTCTCGCGCCGGGCGTGGTTTGCGGCATTTGATCCCGCGCGCCTCGAGCGCGGCGGCGAGGCGGGGCGACGGCCGCCGCCGCCCCTGGATCACCGCGTAGACGTGGAACCGGGAGAACCCCAGCTCCTCCGCCAGCTCCTTCACGCCCACGATGCACTTCCTCCGCCTGATCTTCGGCTCGCTCATTCCGCACCGGCTTCCTGGTCCGCTTCGCGGGTGGTTTCGGATTCGACGGGGATGTCGATGACCTCGCCGTTCTCGTCGGTCTTGCTGGCCGTGTCGAGGGCGTCCACGCCGCGCGTGTAGTCGCGGATGGAGTTGTCGCTCGCCAGTCCCCGCACGAAATCGGACGCCAGCGGCGCGTACTTGAGCGCCTTCTTGAGGACGGTCTTCTTCGCCATCTCGTCGAAGTTCGTGTCCCACGGGCTGGGGCGCCCGCCGGCCACGCTCTTCGAGAACTTCTTGGCGTGGGCCTTGATGTCCTCCACGCCCATCACGGCGAAGCCCACGGCCCCGTCCTTCGTCTTCCAGACGGCGTAGTAGTGCGTCGGCGCGCCCCGTCCCGACATGGCCGGGCGGTGCTTGAGCTTCGGGTCCAGCCCCATCTCGTACTCGAAGTCGTCGCCCTCGCAGACGACCTCGGACTGGATGCTCGTCACCTGCCCGCTGCGGTAGGCCAGGGCGATGAGCCCCTTGTAGCCGAGCTGGAACTGGGCTTCCATGACGCAGTGGTTCCGGAACGGGATGAGATAGGCCTGTCCCAGCGGCGTGTTCGGCTCCAGCCCCAGCTGCGCCGCCGTCATGAGCGCCCCGAAGAACGAGGTCGGCGTCGCCTGCTGCAGGGCGGGGGAGGAGGAAAGCGCGCTTTGCGCGATCCGGATGAACCGTTCCGGCGTCATCACCGCCGGGAGCGCCGCCTTGATGGCGGGCGTGTAGTTGGCGAGGAGCGCCTTGAGGCCCTGTTCCTGCCGCGTTGCGGGGGCCTTGCCCGTCCGGGCCGCCGCCGCCGTGAGTGCCGTTGTCTGCGTGGTCATGCTGTTGTCTCCTGGGTTGTGTTGTTTTTGGGTTTCATGCCACCTTGACGATGCGGAGCGTCCGCGTCGCGGTGGTCTTGTAAAAGGGTTCCAGCCCGTCGCCGAACGCGGCCTTCGCCGCCTTCGCGTCCAGGCGCTTCGAGGCGACGGTCCTGTACGTCACCTTCCAGCCGTCCGCCGTCCCCCCCTCCGCGTCCCCCAGCGCTTCCATGACGATCTGCTTCTGCTCCTCCCGCCGCCGTTCCAGCTCCTTGATCTCCCCGTCGATGCCGTCGATGGCGTCCAGCGAAGCCCTCACCCCCGAAAGGTCCACCAGCTTCCCGGCGGCTTCCCGGGGGTGCAACCCCCGCAGGACTTCGCCGGCCGAGTCGCTCCCGTCCGGGGCCGGCGGCGTCCCCGACTCCACCAGCCGCATGAAGTCCGCCGCGATCTTCTCCGCCGCGTCCAGCTCCGAGGGATGCAGCAGCACCATTTCGTCCGCCCAGTCCGGCTTCCGGTCGGCTCCGTCGAGCGTGAAGAAGAAGTGCCGCGTGCCCTGGCCGTAGCTCCACGCCGAAAGCACCCAGCGCTTCCGCCCCGTCACGGCCAGGTACACCGTCACCTGCGCCACGTAGGATGGCGGCACCCCCGCCTCGAACTTGCGGCTGCGCACGTCGTAGGTCTTCGCCTCCCAGCCGCAGTCCCAGCCCTCCACGAACCCGTCCACGTTCGCGAACAGGTGCGGGAAGTCGTCGTTCGTGATGATCGCGTAGCGGTGCCGCACCGAAAGCCCGCTCGCCGCCTCGAAGCGCTTCTGGACGATCCCCTCGATGTCCCGCCCGTCCTCCAGGTACGCGCTTTCCGCCCCCTCCTCCCGCCGCCATTCCCCCCGGCGGTCCGCCCATTCCGCCAGCGCGCTCCCGAACGCCCCCGGCACCCCCGCCACGCTCGCCAGCTCGCTTCCCCCCACGCCCCGCTTGCGGAACTCCTCCCGCAGCGCCAGCCAGCCTTCCCGGTCCGCCGGGGCGTAGTTCGCGAAGTGCCGCATCGTCAGTCCTCCTCGCCGCCGAACAGGCTCGCCGTCTCCGACACCGAAACCGGCGACGCCGCGTCCTTCCGCTCCAGCTTCACCGAAGTCTTCGACCGCACCACCAGCACCAGCTCGCCGGTCTCCTTGGAGGGGCCGACCTCCGCCACGATTGCCACCGCGAACGATAGCGCCTCCGCCTTTTCCGCATCCGCCGCCGCCGCTTCGATGCCCTCCTGCATCAGAACCGAGCTCCTCCGCTCCGCCGCGGCTTTCAGCCCTTCCACCATTGCTTTCGTCAGTCTCATTCTTGTCTCCTGGTTGTTGTGTTTTTTGCTTCGCGTCGCGGCACTCACCGCACTCCCGCGAAAAATCCCAAAACTTTCATTCCCTAGTCCATCAGCCCGAAGAGGCGATAAAAGAAAGCGATGGTGCGCCAATAGCCGACGAACCCGAACCAGACGAGGAACGCCGCCACCGCGATGCCCCCGAAAAATTGCCAACATCCGGCAAAAAATTCCCTCGTTTGCCGCACCTTGGCAAAACGGTTTGCCAACATTCGGCAATTCTGCCGCCGTTTCGCCAAGCTTTGGCAAATGGAAAAACTGTCGATTTCCCGCGCCGTCATCTTTCAATCCTCCTATTCACCCTTTCAACTTTTCAACCTTTCCACCTTTCCCCTTGGCCACTTCCGCCCCCCGGTTCCAGCGCTCCACCGCATGGCGCGGATCCAGCTCCCATCCCCCCAGCCACCCCCCCCCCCCGCCCAGGCCCCGCCCCGCCCCCCCCCCCCGGCCCCCCGCCCCCCCCCCGCCGCCCCGGCGCCGCCCCGCCCCCCGCCCCCCTCGCGCGCGCCCCCCCCCCCCCCCCCCGCCGCACAGCAAAGACGAGAAGAACCGCGGACTGGC